TAGAATTAGAGAAGAGGTTAAAGGATAAATAATGGCCCAGTTTGACTTTTTAGATAATACAAAAAATCGACTGATTGAACAGTTTGCTCCTACATCGGGAAGTGCTAACCCGACACTGCCGCCCCAGTTTGGGCAAACTCCAGTACCCCCAGACGTGGGACTACAAGCGGGTGGAGCTCCTCAAGGAATGGAAAGTATGCTTCCAACTGGCGGAGCAGGAATACCCCAACCCACTGAACAACCAGTTCCAGGAGCTGCCGCCCAAGGAACTCCTAGCGGTGGGTTAGCTCAAATTACTTTACAAGATTTATTAGGATTAGGATTAAATGCTCTATTATTAGGACTATTGAGTCAGAATAGTCCACTGCAAGGAGCACCACAAGGAGGTCAAAATGCCCCGCCTGGGTAAAAAGCACTTTTCTTATACCAAGAAAGGTATGGAAGCCTACAAAAAAGCCAAAAAGAAAAAAGGTAAAAAATAATGCCACTTAGAAAAGGGAAGAGTAAAAAAGTAATCAGTGCGAATATACGAACTGAAATGCACTCTGGTAAACCTCAGAAACAAGCTATCGCTATAGCAATGAGTAAAGCTGGTAAATCAAGAAAGAAAAAGAAGAAAAGATAACTTGACAAGTTGATGTAAGATAGCTCATAATTTAATTACAGTTTTATAAGTGGAAGGGAAATACGCTTTTGCGGTTTCCCTTTTTTATTGGACAACTCTGTGAAAGGAGCCCAAATGGCAGATGAAGATACGGCCCCGGAAGCGGGACAACCAACAGAAGCCCCAGTAACGGCTGATACTGGACAAGCTGATTTACAGCCAGCACCTTCAGAAGATAAATTTGCGGGGAAGAGTACAGAAGAAGTCCTTAAATCTTATAACGAGCTTCAGAAGAAGCTTGGTGAACAGGCAACTGAAGTGGGTGAACTTAGGTCATTTCGTGACCAGATGGATCCTGTACTTCAGGCAGTTTGGGCAGATCCAGACCTTTATGGGAAGCTGGATAATAAGATTAAAGAGATGCGAGGTTTTGGAGTACTAGCTAAGGAAGAAGCCAAAGAAGATGGTAAGGGAAAGACAGAAGTTCCCTCGGCAGATTTAGACACTAGAAGGGCACTTGAAAATCAAATTATTGCTGATTTCGAGCGCAGATATGGAATTGACCAACTGGCGCAGAATCAAAGGCGAGAAATGCACGTTAAGATTGGTAACTCTTTAGCAGACTTAGCCGATCCAGGTGGGAAGATGACCTACGCAGAGATTGTTAACACGATCTCTTTGCAGAAGTTACCTCGCTATTTGGAGAATGCTTACTTCATTGCTAATAAGGAAAACCTAATTGAAACTGCAAAACTTGAGGCTTTGACGGCTAATAAAGTCAACCAGCAAGCATCCATTGGTAGCATCCCAGCGTCCAGTGGAATGAGCTCGGAATTGGAACTCTCTGCTTCTGAACGAGAGGCAGCGCAAAAAATGGGCATACCAGTTGCGAAGTATCTCGCTAGGAAAAAAGAGATATTAGAAACACAACAAGGAGTATAAAAAATGGCACAAACTTCAAACAAGGGATTTCGACTTCGAAAATCCCTGGTGGGTACAGATAGCCCTCCGGTACTGGAGTTCATCATAGCTAACTCAGCCCAGGTTACAATCGGTGATGCAATTGAGATCACTGATACGGCTGGTTTTGCAAACCCATGTGATGCTGACGACAAAGTAGCGGGGGTAGCCGTTGGTATTGTTACTGAAGATGGAATCAACATTTTCTCTGCACCAGCTGCACCAAGTGTAGATGGTACAAAAAGAGGAGATGACACTTATACGGCGGCATCTAACAACCAAACTGTAAAGAAAGTAAAAGTGCAAGTGGTTTATCCAGAAAATGCACTCTTCTATAATGAAGCCGATTCTACGCTCACTACGGCAGAACTAGGGACATATTTTGCCCTGACTGCTACAGGTGATCAAGTCACAGGAACTGGCGATGCAACAGCTAGGACAGCCCAGCTGGTTGAGATAATAGGATTAGCAACGGGTCCAAATAGTTTTGGGGAAGGTTATTTCAGATTCTCCAGAACTCACTGGACTAATGTGGCTTAAAGGAGTAAATTATGGCAGCTTATAGAGCAAGTTTTGGTGACTTACTTGAACCAGGATTTCGTGAAATCTTCGATGACAGGTATAATGAAATTCCGCAAATCCTGACTTCAATTTTCCACATGAATAGTTCCGCCAAACAGGATGAAAGAGACTCGGCCGTCACTGGGTTTGGCCTGATGCAGCAAACTGCTGAAGGTGCACCGATTGACTATGAGGATCCAGTTCAGATGTTTGACGTTACCTACACTCACCTTAAGTACACTAAAGGTTTTAAGGTAAGTAAGGAAATGTGGGAAGATGATCTCTACAACATCATTAACAAGAAGCCAGCAGCGTTGGCCAGATCAGCACGGCGTACTAGGGAAAGAGAAGCAGCTCAGGTATTGAACCGAGCTTTTAACTCTTCTTACCTAGGTGGTGATAGTGAAGAGCTCTGCTCAACTTCACACGATCGAGCTGATGGTGGAACCGCTCAAAGCAATGCTAGTGCAACTGGTATTACTTTGACTGAAGCAAACCTCGAAACTGCAATTATTGCAATGAGAGGCCAGCTGGATGACAAGGGACAAAGAATTGATGTCTTTCCAGACACTCTTCTTATCCCAATTGACCTAAGAAAAACAGCTCACCTTATTATAGATTCACCTCTACGACAAGGTACAGCTGACAACGACGCAAACGTCTACAAGAATCAGTTCAAGATTGTTGATTGGATTTACATGGATGGTAATACAACCAAATGGTTCTTGATTGATTCTTCTCAGCACGAACTCAATTGGTTTGACCGGATTAGACCAGAGTTCAAGCAAGATGACAGCTTTGACACCGATATGGCGCTATTTAAGTCCCGCCAAAGATTCTCCCGTGGTTGGAGTGATTGGCGAGGTATATGGGGCTCTCTAGGTGATGGAGCTGCATATAGCGGATAGTAGAAACTCAGTGGGGGGTTGAAGTGGTAACAACCCCCCAACTGGGGCTGATTGGGTAGCGGTTCTCTCCAGAATCTTATCCATAACCGATACCCCCGATTAAATTGGGGCAAGCAGGAGATTTATGACTAGTAAATTTTCGAGTATACAAGGACAAATGCCAACAGGAACTAGCGATCCTAGTAACCCTAGCGTTGGTGATGAATATTACGATACAACCAATAATCGTTGGATGCGATATGATGGTAATCAATGGCGAGGTTTAGCTCTGACGCCAACTAGTACTAGTACGTCAACATCTACTACTACAACTAGTACGTCGACTACCACCACATCGACTTCAACAACGACGACAAGTACGTCAACTACGACTACGAGTACAAGTACGACTACGAGTACATCTACAACTACAACTACGAGTACTAGCACTAGTACAACTACTACTAGCACGAGTACGACAACGACGGTATAAGGATAAAATATGGCTGATACACATATTACAGATTTAGCAGGAAGAATAAGAACAGCAACTAGCGACCCGGCCGATCCTGTAATTGGTGATGAGTTTTTTAATACATCTACCAATCGGTGGTGTCGGTGGTCTGGTAATAACTGGTTGTGTTATCAGTTTACAACTACCAGTACCAGTACTAGCACTAGTACTAGTACAACGACTTCAACTAGTACAACAACAACTAGTACTTCGTCTAGTACGTCAACATCGACTAGTACGAGTACTACAACGACAGGATAGATATGACTAAATTTGGAAGTTTACAATCTAAACGAAGAGTCCAGACCACTTACCCAACTGAACCAGTGGCAGGAGACTTTTTCTTTAAAAATGATAGCAACCAATGGGTAGTTTATAACGGTAGTTCGTGGGCGTTTGCAGCAGTGACCACTACAACCAGTACCAGCACATCGACAACTACCACGAGTACCAGTACAACCACTACCAGTACGAGTACCAGTACTAGTACCTCGACTTCTTCGAGTACTACGACTAGTACTACGACTAGCTTATAAATATGATAACACTTAGGAATCCTGAAAACGGCGCAATGTTAACTAAATATACTTTCAATAAACTAACTTACCGTGATTTTTTGAAAGTGGGGGAACAGAAAGCTTTTAAAGATGATTTGGCGAAGGCTCTCCTAGAGAACTACCCATTTTTAGAGGAAGTTAAATTAGAAGGTAAATATGTTTGTAAGTATGGTGACTATGCTAATGATAAACAGATTGCAGTTTTGGGTCATCAGCGTGGACACAAGGGAGAACCAATTGTTGAAGAAGGCAAAGAGTTTATTACTCCCCAAGAAAGACAAGACGCCGAAAAAAAGGCTAGATTTAGTCCAGAAGGGATACCGGAAGGCGAAGGTGTAGATAAGGATGGAGTTGCATGGTATGGAGAAGGACTGACTACAGATGATGAATTTATGTCAGTTAGAAGGGGTAAACCAGGAGCATTCTAATGGTAGTAAAACAAGCGTATGGAAAATCAGCAGTGTGGAGACCAGATACAGACGGCACAACGCAGAAGTTGCTGGCTGGTTCGTGTGAACTGGGAGCCTTAAAACTTTCAGCTAGCGCTGGTTCTGCTGCTGTGGAGATATACGACTCAGCCGATGCGGCTGGGGCTATTTCTGCCAATATGGTTTGGTTTTTAGATGCTTCTACTACTGATAATGATATGTCTGTCTTTACGACTCCTCTAGCCTTTGAAAAAGGAGTTTTTGCTAAACTAGTAACAGGAGCTGGATTTGCTCCTTATATCTGCATTGAAAGAGTCGGCAAACGCTGACTTGACAAATGGTTTAACTAGTTGATATAGTTAGGTCATGGAAGTTGCCACAGCCTCAAAGAAGATTATTATCTTCACTCAATTTTCTGAAATTTCCGAAGCTTACAGTCTAAATAGAGTAGTTCAAGATCAAATAAAGATGTTGCTAAGGAATGGATATAAGCCAACTGTGATTGTGCAGGAGTCCTTCCAACCAGATCAAATGTATGCACATCCTGATGTGACTATTGAGAAGATTCCTTCAGTTCCTTGCCATAATGAAGTTAAGAAAGACCCCACTTTCGATGAAGATGTGAATAATATTGAGAGGAAACTACGGGAAATTATAACCGATGGATCGGTAGTTTTAACTCACGATGTAGTTTATCAGCCGGCGGCTCTTAAACATAACTTTGCTTCAAGACGAGTAGCTAAGGATGTAAACGCTCGGTGGCTGCATTGGATTCATTCGGCCACCTCTCCAGTTACTTTAGGGGCCTTGAGGCCTTTCTTCTCAGATGAGTATCTAAATCTTGTTCAACAGCCTTTTCCCAACGCCCACTATATATTTTTCAATAATTAC